GCTCCACGCACACGTGCACGACTTGACGCTTGATTTCCGAGGGGGGCCGATTCACGTGCCTGCCCGGAAGCCGATCGAGCAGAAGCGAGTGACCGCGAGGTCGGCCACGAAGGACAGCGCCGGCCGTCCGATTCCTCACCCGGACAACGTGCGCTCGCTCCCCGGCTGCGGGTCGTCTCTGCCGGACGCTCCTGAGCAGCTTGGTGTGGAGGGCCGCAAGCGGTGGGAGTGGCTCTGGCGTAACGCCGCGTGGTTGTCGCCTGCGACTGATATCGCGATCCTGGTGCGCCTGTGCGAGGCAGAGGATCTGCGGGTCGGGATGCGTGCAGCTCTCGCCGAGATGGGCTTTTGGGTCGAAGGGTCGATGGGCCAACAGCGCCCCAATCCGTTGATCGACAAGCTGCGGCTGTTGGATGACCAGATCACGCGCTACGAGACGGCGTGCGGGCTGACTCCTGCCGCGCGTGGGGCGCTCGGTGTTGGTGAGGTGAAGGCCGAGAAGTCATCGCCGCTGGACGCGATCTTGCAGCAGGCGGCGACGCGTCGGCAGGCATGAGCGCGTGGCCGCCTCGGTGGCTGACGCCGATACCTGAGGAAGAACTAGCGCGAGGTGACGGCCAGCTTTATGCCGACCTCATCGGCGCGGTATGCCGGGTCACGAAGGACTCGGTTGCCGGGCCGGCCGGACAGTTGCTCGTCGTCCGGGAGTGGCAGCGCCAACTCTTGCGGCACGTGTATGCGCGCCGGCCTGACAGTCGGCTCCGTAACCGCACGGCACTGATCGGCATCGCTCGCAAGAACGGCAAGTCCGGTCTCGGGGCGGGCATGGGAGTCGGAGGGATGCTCCTTGGTCCGGCCGGCGGCGAGGTCTACTCGTGCGCTGCCGACAAGGAGCAGGCTCGGATCGTATTCGACACGGCCAAGCGGATGGTCGAGCTTGAGCCGGAGTTGCAGAAGGTCATCAAGGTCTACAAGAACGTCCTCGAAGTGCCGGCGACTGCCACGACATACCGCGCGCTGTCGGCCGAGGCATTCACCAAGGAGGGCCTCAACCCTCACGCGGTGATCTTCGACGAGGTCCACGCGCAACCGACGCGCGAGCTGTGGGACGTCATGCAACTCGCGATGGGCGCGCGGACCGAACCACTCATGGTGGGCATCACAACGGCAGGAGTGCGCACCGATCGGACCGGGCAGAACTCACTCTGCTATGACCTCTACTTGCATGGACGTCAGGTCATCACGGGCGAGGTCTCCGACCCGTCGTTCTTTTTCGCATGGTGGGAGCCGCTCGACCCGCGGGCCGACTACCGCTCGCCTGACACGTGGGCCGAGGCGAACCCCGGCCTTGACGATCTCGTGTCGCTAGAAGACTTCGAGGCAATGGCCGGGCGGACTCCGGAGAATGAGTTCCGCACGAAGCGCTGCAACCAGTGGGTTGCGTCGGCACGCGCGTGGCTCCCCGCCGGGGCGTGGGAGGCGCGCGAGGACAAGCAGCGCTACCCCGGTGGGCCTCCCGATCGCGCGAAGGCGGTCCTCAGCTTCGACGGGTCGAAGACCGGCGACTCGACCGCCCTCCGCGGTTGGACCGTCGAGGACGTCCCGCATGGTTTCACGGTCGGGATCTGGGAGCGACCCGCCGGCGTCGCCGAGTGGCGGGTGCCGCGAGCCGAGGTCAAGGACGCGATCCGCTCCGCCTGCCGACGGTGGCATGTGCGCGAGGTCGCCTGGGATGACTTCATGTGGCAAGACGCCCGCGAGGAGCTTGAAGACGAGGGCATCCCGATCGAGGTCTATCCGCAGACTGCGGAGCGGATGGGCAAGGCCACGCAGCGGTTCTACGAGGCGGTCGTGGCGGGACTCTTCACACACGACGGCGACCCGACCGCAGCGCGGCATATCGCGAACGCGACGCTCAAGCCGACCTCGCGAGGTCTAGCCCGGATCGTGAAGGAGTCGGGCGACTCCAAGCAGTGGATCGACTCCGCAGTTGCGGACGTCATGGGACTTGACCGAGCCGAGTGGTGGCACACCAACGGCTCTGACGGTGGATTCAACATCTGGTGAGGGGGGTCGCGTGTTTCGAGCTGCCCTCTTCCTCCTCGGCCTCGCACTGGTCTGCAGTGGATTGGCGATGGTGAGCGTCCCGCTCGCGATGTGTGTCGGGGGCGCTGCTGTGGCCGCTATTGCGGTCGCTATGGAGCTGGCCGCGCAGCGTGAGCCGGGTGAGCCCGAGTGACGTTCCTGCGCGACATCGTGTCGCTGCGGTCGTCGATGGAGAACCCTGCTACGCCGATCACGTCGGCCGCGATCGGCGACCTCTTTGACGCTGGTCCAACTGCGGCCGGGGTGTCGGTCACAGAGAAGTCGGCGCTGTCGATCATCGCGTTCTTCCGTGGGGTGCAGATCATCGCCCAGGCGGTGGCAGGCGCTCCGTTGCACGCCTACATGCGGTCCGACAACTCTCGCACCGATCTCCCGACATCCCTGCGCTTTGAGGACCCCAACCCCTATACAAGCTTCGAGTTCTGGGAGACCTTCACGGCCCATCAGGTGACGTGGGGCAAGGGCCTGGCTTACAAGCACCGCAACCGTGCGGGCGAGGTTGTCGCGTTCACTGGCATTCATCCGTCGCGCGTGAAGATCGACGTGGTCAAGGGTAAGCGCGCTCGCTCACTCGGAGTGCCGCACTTTCTGACTTTCACGGTCGACGGCACGGATGTCTTCACAGCGCGAGACATCCTGCATATCCCCGGGCTCTCCCTCGATGGGGTCACTGGCGTCTCGCCTATTCAGGCGGTCCGCGAGTCGCTCGGCACCACGCTCTCGGCAGAGCGGGCCGCTGCGTCATTCCTCGGCAAGGGGCTCATGCTCTCCGGGGCACTGGAGACCGACGCGGCGCTGGAGCAGGAGCAGGCCGACGCGCTGAAGCGGCGGTGGAATGCCCTCTATGGCGGCGCGTCTCGCGCTGGTGACGTGGCGATCCTCGACCGCGGCGCGAAGTTCCGCTCCCTCACTATGCCGCTTGCCGACGCGCAGTTCCTGGAGACCCGCAAGCATCAGACAACCGAGGTCGCCAGGCTCCTCGGGCTCCCCGGATGGATGCTCAACGACCAAGAGAAGTCCACGTCGTGGGGCACCGGCATGGAGCAACAGTTCACGGCCTGGGTGATCCTCGGGCTGCGGCCCTACCTGCAGCGCTTCGAGCAGCGCCTCACCCGCGAGCTGATGCCCAAGGGACAGAAGGCCGAGTTTTCCGTCGAGGGCCTATTGCGTGGCGATGCCAAGACCCGAGCCGCGTTCTACGCCTCGGGCATCGTCAACGGCTGGTTGGTGCCGAACGAGGCCCGCGTCAAAGAGAACCTGCCCCCCGTTGAGTGGGGCGACGTCCCGTATCGGCCGCACACCACCTCTGGCACCGACCCTCTCGCCGACCCCACACCAGACACGGGAGCCCCCGCATGACCACTGCCTTGCTGCGCGAGGTCCGCGCCACGCCGCTGGAGTCAGCGGACTTCCAGATCCGCGCCGCTGCCGGTGGTGCGAAGACCTTCGACGGTCACGCCGCGGTCTTCGACTCGCGCACCGCGATCGGCAATCCCGCGTCGTGGGGCTGGTATGAGGAGGTCGACCGCGGGGCATTCACCAAGACCCTGCAAGAGGGCGACGCGCGCTTTCTCGTCGATCACGACACCCGCCTGATCGTCGCCCGCGTCTCTGCCGGTGACCTGCGCCTGTCGACGGACGGCATCGGCCTGCGGGCTGAGGCCGACCTCGACGAGGGCCTGTCCTATGTCTCCGACCTCGTCCGCAACCTTGAAGCGAAGCGCATCACCGGGATGAGCTTCGGCTTCCGCGTCCTGCGCGACGAGTGGTCCGAGGAGGACGTCGAAACCTCGGACGGCAAGACGATCACCGTCAACGTCCGTCGCCTGCTTGAAGTGCAGCTGTGGGAAGTGTCCGCCGTGACCTTCCCGGCATACGAGGAGACCGACGCCGGTCTCCGCGCGATGTGCGCCGAAGTGCGCGCCTCGCGCACCACAGACTCCCCCGCCCGGCGCGGCGGGGACCCTGCGCCGGCTGAGGCCACCCAGGGAAGCGATCTCGCGCCGGCAGAGGCCACGCGAGGTCATGCGCTGCGGCACGACCTGCTCGCCGCTCGATACCGCGGCTGAGGTCAGCCACAACCCAACCCCTTCCCGGCTCACCTGAGCCACCCATGACCTGAGGAGGTCACCATGTCCGCACGCCTCAAGACCCTCCTGGACAAGCGCGCCAACGCGTGGAGCCAGGCGCAGGACATCCGCACCCGCGCGGAAGCTGACGGCTACAACCTCACGACTGAGGAGGATGAGACCTGGCAGCGCGCCCTTGACGACGTCGAGAAGCTGAGCAAGCAGATCGAGGTCGAGGAGCGGCACGCGCGCCTCAACGCCATCGCCCCCGCGGCCGAGTCCGTCGCTCCGACCCAGCGGGACGATGTCGACCCGGAGGCCGGCGAGTACCGCCAGGCGTTCAACGCGATGCTGCGCCGTGGCGTCGGCCGACTGTCCGCCGATCAGCAGTCTGTCCTGGAGCGCGGCTTCGGCGAGATCGACACCCGCGCGCTGTCGTCGGTCACTGACGCCGCCGGCGGCTACACCGTGCCCGACGAGTTCTCCAACCGCCTCGTTGAGACGATGAAGGCGTATGGCGGCTTGCTCGGCATCGTCGACGTCCTCACCACGGCGTCGGGCACCGACCTGCTGTGGCCGACCAACGACGACACCGCCAACGAAGGTGCGATCCTCGACGAGAACACCCAGATCTCCGAGCAGGACGTCGCGTTCGGCCAGGGCAAGCTCAAGGCATACACCTACACGTCGAAGCTGATTCGCGTTCCGCTGCAGCTCCTGCAGGACAGCGCGATCGACATCGAGGCGTTCCTCGCTCGCCGGATCGGTGAGCGGATCGGTCGCGCGGTCGCGGGCCACATCGCCACCGGTGCGGGCACGACCCAGCCGGTCGGCGTCGCCGACGCGACGGTCGGCTTCGGTGTCGGCGTCACGGGAGCAACCGGCAATACGACCACCGTGACCTACGACTCGCTCGTGGACCTGGAGCACTCGGTCGACCCGGCATACCGCGGGTCGGCGATGTATGCCATGAACGACTTGACGCTGGCGGCGATCCGCAAACTCAAGGATTCGCAGAACCGCCCGCTGTGGGTTCCGTCGGTCGCGGGCGGCGTGCCGTCCACGATCAACGGCCGCCCCTATGTCATCGACAACAAACTCCCGGTCCCGGCCGCGAACGCGAAGTCGATCCTCTTCGGAGACTTCAAGACGGGGTATGTCGCCCGTCGCGTCGCCGGCGCGCAGGTGCTTCGCCTGTCCGAGCGGTACGCCGACTTCCTGCAGGTCGGGTTTTTCGGCTTCGCCCGCTGGGACGGCGTGATCCAGGACGCCGCCGCGGTCAAGGCCTACAAGCACTCGGCCACCTAATCGAGCTGAGCGGGCGGGGCGCGACGCCCCGCCCGCTCAGTACCGCCGCCCGCCAAGACTGAGGAGACCGCATGGCCGCGCGACGCGCCCCCAAGATCGAAACCCCCGAGGTCCGCGACATCGAGGTCGCCGCCGAGGTGCGTCGTTCCGACGTCGACCGCGTCGTCGCCGTGTCTCGCCGCGCCGACGGCGAGCCTGACCAGTCGCCCGACTTCGAGGTCATCGAGTGATCCCGACCGCGGTCGCCGTCGATGACCTGCTGACGTTCCTGGGCCTCCCCTCAGACGGCATTAGGACGGACGAGTTGACCGCGTATGCCGTCGCCGCCACGGAATCGTTGGCCCCATCGTCGAGAGAGAACTCACTTCCCGCGTCACCGTGAGCGGAGGGATCGCGATCCTGCCGAAACGGCCCGTGGTCTCCGTCGCGTCCATCGGCGCCGTCACGGGACCTTTCGACATCGACTCGACCGCTGGACTCGTCCGCGGTCCTCTGAGCGACGGCGAACACGCCGCGACCTACCGAGCCGGCCGCGCCGCCAATGCCGCCCAGGTGCCAGCGGACATCGCCATGGCCGTCAAGATCATCGCCAAGCACTTGTACGACGTCCAGCGTGGTGCCGGACGCGGTGGGGCATTCGGTGACGCGATCCCGGCCGCCCCAACGGGTTTCGCCATCCCCGCTCGGGCCGCCCAGCTTCTCGCGCCCTACCGGCAGATCGGCGTCGCCTAATGCAGGAGACCACGACCCGCGTCCCGGCCGCACTGCGGGAACTCGCGCGCATTCTCCGGGCGACCTTCGACGCGTCCGAGACGACCATCCTCGTCGGCCCCCCGACTGGCCGGGTCGTTCAGCCGTGCGCGGTCGCGCTCGCGTTCTCCGCGAATGGCGCCGCCGTCGACGTCAGCGTCGAGCGGATGCAGGGCTACGGCCACCGCTACACCGAAACCGCGGCCATCCAATGCGCCGTATCCGTGGCCGGCGGCGACCAGTCGAACATCCTCGGGCTCACCGACGTCGCTGGGTCACTGCACGCCGCGATCACGTCAGCGGTCAAGGCTGACCCGACCCTCGCTGGCGCTGTCGACGCGGCCCAGGTGACCGGCGCGCACTCGTGGCTGACCGGACAATTCGACACCGGCCCGGTCGTGGACGCGCTCTTCACCATCATCGTCAAATCTGCCCTCTGATGGTCGAGTACGGCGGACTGCGGATCCTCGTCGGCGAGCTCGGCGAGCTTCCGAACGACATCCGCCGCGACTTGCGCAAAGGCTTGCGCGAGGCAGGGCAAGAGGCGCTCAACCAGGCCCGCTCCAACGCCTCATGGTCATCGCGGATCCCCGGCGCCCTCTCGCTGAGGGTCTACACCTCCGGCCCGCGCGCCGGCGTCAGCCTCCGAGTTGATTCCTCAAAGGCCCCCCACGCACGCCCCTACGAGGGCATCGGCGGGCGAGGCGACAGCTTCAAGCACCCCGTTTTCGGCGGCGAGACGTGGGTGTCGGAGCCGACGCGACCATTCCTCGCTCCGGCCGCCCAGAAGACCCGCCCCCGCGTCATGGCCGCCGCCGAGCACGCCATCCAGACCGCCGCCCGTCGCCTGTCCACCTGAGGAGCCGCAATGCCCCTGTGCACCCACCCTGGCCTTCCCGGCCAAGTCGCCGAACTGATCCACCCGGAGGCGCACCCCGGCTGGGAACCTGTGAAGCCCAAGAGCCCCCGCAAGAAGGACGACCCGGCCGCGGGCGTCCCCGTCAAGACCGAGGAGTAACAGCCCATGGCCACTCTCAACAAGTCCACCCGCTTCTTCCAGCCTGAGGTCTCGAAGGTCTTCTTCCTTCCGACCATCGCCTCCGCGGTCCTCGCCGCCACCCGCGCCGAGATCACGGCCGGCACCGACGTGTCCGGGGAAATCGCGGACCTGTCCGGCTGGCAGGTCCGAGCCGACATGATCGCTACGCCCGACTTGGCGTCGCGGTTTGTGTCGCAGATTGCCGGCCGGACGAAGGCCGAGCAGTCGTCCATCACCTTCTACGCCGACAAGACGGCCAACGACGTCCGCACGGTTATGCCGCGCGGTCAGGTCGGCTACATCGTCTTCATGGACGGCGGCGACGTCGCGACGACCGGCAAGATGGACGTCTTCCCGGTCGAGGTGACGGCCGTCGGCAAGGCCCGGTCCACGGGCGAGCAGGCGTTCCAGATCACGGTCGACTTCGCCATCACGGAGGCCCCGGCCGAGAACGTCGCGATTCCGGCCTGATGACCCTGCGCGACCGGCTCGCCGCCAAGAAGCGGCGGCGAATCGTCGTCCCAGTCGAGATCGATGCCCCGTCGCCGGAAGCGCTGGAGCGGCTTGTGTCGCTCCAGCGCTCAGGCCTGGCACTCCTCGATGCGGGCGACATTGACGGAATCGCCAACCTCGAAGCCGAGGTCGAGGCGATCCGATCGGCGTCCCGAGTCGACGTCACCTTCATCGCGATCCCGTCTGCCGACTGGGAGAAGCTCGTCGCGGCATACCCCGCACCCGAGGGTGAGGATGGCGGGCTCAACACCAACGCCGCCCTACCGGTCCTTGCGGCACTCTGCGCCGAGGACGAGTCCCTCCAAGACGACGAGGTCTGGTCGACGCTGCTCTCCGAATGGGGACACGGCGAGACCCTCGCACTCTGGGGGGCACTCCTGCGGCTCAACACCGCCGCTTGGGAGCCGCACGTCCCAAAAGACTGAGGCGGGACCCGCTGTATGCCGCGCGAGTGGCCTACTGCGCGCCCCGCGGCATACCGCTCGACGGCTTCCTTGCGTGGCCCCCCGAGTCCCAAGCCGCCGCCCTCGCGTGGCAGGAGCAGCAGGAGACCCGCTGCCCGTCGTGTGGCACCCATGACGACGAATGGGGCCGAGGAAAGCCCGCCCCAAGGCACTGGCATCCGAAGGTCTGCCTCGGCTGCCAGGCGAAAGAGCGCGCGACGGACGCACTGCGTGAGGACAACGACCGCACGCGCGGTCTTGGGCTAGTCGCTGCCGCCGGACCGGCTTCCCAATGTCCCGACTGCACCACGTGACCTGAGGGGGGCGGATGTCCAGCAAGAACGACCTGCAGATCCGCCTTGATTCGACTTTCAACGACCGCGGCTTCAAGTCGGCGGAGGCGTCGGCGAAGTCGATGGTCCGCGAGCTGGACAAGCTGGAGCGGCAGGAGCGGCAGGTGGCGGCCATGCAGATGGCGGCCGCTCGGGAGGCTGAGCAGCGCAATGCCGCGCGCCTGGCGTCGATGGAGTCTCTCGGACGCGGCTTTACGGCGGTCGGGTTGCTGGCTGCTGCTGGCTTGGGGCTCGCGGCGAAGGCTGCCTCTGACTGGGAGTCGGCCTGGACTGGTGTGACCAAGACGGTCGACGGGTCAGCGGCCGAATTGGCGCAACTGGAGCAGGAGTTGCGTGGGCTGGCGAAGACGCTGCCCGCGACACACGAGGAGATCGCTGGGGTTGCTGAGGCGGCCGGTCAGCTCGGCGTGAAGCGTCAGGACGTCGCGGCCTTCACGAAGACCATGATCGCGCTGGGCGTTTCGACGAACCTCTCGGCGGATGACGCGGCGACGGGCCTGGCGAAGCTGGGCAACATCATGGGTGTCCTGCCGTCGCAGGCTGGCCGGGCCGGGTCGGCCCTGGTGGCTCTCGGCAACGACGGGGCGTCGACCGAGGCTGACATCCTCGCGATGTCGCTACGGATCGCCGGGGCCGGGAGGACTATCGGCATGACTGAGGCCCAGGTGATGGGCTTCGCGTCGGCCCTGTCGTCGCTCGGTATTGAGGCGGACGCTGGAGGGTCGTCCATCTCCCGTGTCATGATCGACATCGCTAAGGCGGTCGGCACCGGGTCGGACGCGGTGGGGGACTTTGCGCGCGTCGCGGGCATGTCGGTTGTGCAGTTCTCGGACCTTTTCCGCCGCGACGCTGCACAGGCTGTCGTGGCCTTTATCGAGGGGCTGGGGGGAATCCAAAAGGCCGGCGGGGACGTCTTCGGGGTCCTGGAAGACCTAGGGCTGTCGGAGATCCGGGTTCGGGACACGCTGCTGCGGACGGCCGGAGCGTCCGACCTGCTGTCGGCGAGCCTGGCGCTGGGCACGCAAGCGTGGGAAGACAATCTCGCGCTCACCCAAGAGGCCGAAAAGCGGTACGCCACAGCGGAATCCCGCGTGGAGATGGCGCGCAATAAGATCAACGACGCCGCGATCTCCATCGGCGGCACGGTCCTGCCGATCTTCGCTGGAGCTGCCGACAAGGTCGGGATGCTCGCGGACGGCTTCAACGACCTTCCCGGCCCGGTGCAGACTGCCGTGACGGTCCTGGGTGGGCTCGTGGCTGTGATTGGGCTCGGCGGCGGGGCGGCGATGATGGCCATCCCGAAGTACGCGGCCCTGAAAGCGACGCTGGAGACGATGGGGCCGCGCGGTGTGTCTGCGGCGAACGGTCTGGGCGCGGTCACTGGGGTGCTTGGTGGGCCGTGGGGTCTGGCGCTGGCTGGCGCGACGTTGGCGCTCGGGGCGTTTTCGGTCGCCCAGGGAAATGCTCGCCAGGCAGCAGAGGCGTTCTCTGAGACTCTTGACAAGCAGACCGGCGCGGCGACCGAGGCGAGTCGATCGTTCGTCGCTAAGAAGTTCTTCGAGAATTTCGACCCGGAGGACTTCCGCCGGGTCGCCGAAGTCACGGGCCTGACATCCGAGGAGATTGTGGACGCCTATTCCAATGGCGGTCAGGCCATGGACTCGTTCAAGGACAAATGGGCCGACCTCTATGCGCAGATGCAGCTTACGGTGCCCCCGGAGGTCCGCGGCGAACTCGACGCGTTCAGCTCGACACTCCAGGGCTTGGAGCGGGACACCGAGCGGGGTCGTGCGGTGCAGGCCGCGCTCAAGGGTGCGCTCGGCGACACGGGTGAGCAGTCGACCAGGACCGCGGGGGCGACCAAGGAGTTGTCGGGCGGCCTGACGTCAACGTCAGAGGCCGCGAAGCGGGCTCAGGATGAGATCGACAAGCTGATCGATGCGCTGGATGAGTTCGGCGGGCGGGCCGTGAATGCCCGCGCGGCGACTCGCGAATACGAGTCGTCCTTGGACGACATGGCCGAGGTGATGAAAGGCTTCACGGCGGCCGAGTTGGCGAAGGGCGCCGCGCTTGATGTCGGCACCGAGAAGGGCCGAAAGGCGCAGGCGGCACTGGATGACCTGCGGAGCGCGGCACTGAAGGCGGCCGAGGCGAGTCTGAAGCAGGGCGATGACGTAACGGTCGTCGCCGGGCGCGTGCAGGCCGCGCGTGACGAATTCGTGAAATACGCCATGCAGATGCGGATGAGCAAGGGCGACGCGGAGGCGTTGGCCGACAAGCTCGGCCTGACCCGCGAGAACGTCGACGCTCTGTCTGGGGCGATCAAGGCGACTCCGCCAGCGGTGACGAGCAAGGTTAATGTCGACACGAACGAGGCGAATGCGAACGCCGAGATCACCCGCGCCAAGCTTGATCGGCTGCAAGGGTATGTGGCCTACGCCCGGGTCTCGGTCGACGCGAGCTCGGTCCAGAATGCGATCAACAAGCTCGCGGCTCTCGACCGGGCTACCGGGTGGGTCAACAACGCGGACGGCAACGTCCTGAGCTTCGCTGCCGGTGGTGCGATCGGTGACCAGTCGCCGCAGATCCAGCACAAC